CCCATTGACATCATTGATGTCGCTAGGTGCGCCACTTTCTGTGGAACGTAGTTTACTTCAGTCGCAACATCAGAGTTGATGCCTAGACCAATTGCGCGTGTGTGGTACGCAAAGTTCTTACCACCAGCTACAGCAGACGTTGAGAAGATCTTGAAGCCCAAGAACTCTTTCATTGTCATGCCGCCAGCAAACGGTAAGTTTTGTGGACCAACAAAGTCTGATGACGCAAACTCTGTGATGTTGAACAAGTCAGCAAAACCAGCAGGTGACATTGCAAGATAGCGTTGGCCATCTTCTGGAATGTCAGCTGTGCCAAATGTTTCAAACAAAGTTAGCAGTTCAGCTTTTTCGACTGCAGAACCAGTATCATGAATTGCAGTTGCATTTGCACCCGCATCCAAAGCAGTTGTGATAACTGAGTCAGTTTCGCGACCTAGAGCAGCAGCAGCCGATTGTGCGACAGCTTGACGCTCGTTGATGTTAATCTTCAACTCGTCTAGCTTGTCGATGTACTCCGCTGCATACTTGTCAGCCATTGTAGCTTCGACGTATGTGTGCGCTAGTTCCATTGTGGAAACATCGCCGTTACGAGTTTTAGTTGATGCAGTGCCTTTTCCGATTACTTGGAAACGCGCAGTTGAGCCAGTCACGTTAGTAGTACGAACAGTTCCGCGTAGCTTGGAACCCATACGTTGGTACGCCATGTGAACTTCTGACTCGAACTGTTTGATGAAGGCTTGGTCAATTGTATTAGCCATTTTTCAGTCCTTGATAAAAGTTTCGATTGCTACGGGTATCCGTTACGTTCACATCAACTTGGGTATCCTTTCGGGCCAATCAGTGCATCACGGGCCGTGATATGTCATCGTAAACACTTTCATATGGGTATTTACAACGCACAAACTCTACATACTTGGCTGCACCACTTGCTGCAACCCCTACTGGTTCATAGCCCAACCACAATGCCCACTGGATCATATGCTCATATTCAGCAAGTATAGTCATCGTTGTGTTGGGATTTGTTTGGTCAAGGTAATCCATCACCATTCTTGAACCCCTAGCAATCGCTGTAAAGTTTTTACCAAGTTGATCTGAAAACATTGCAAACATCTGTGGCATGTCTTCACCGCCATGAAACCAAAGACCACCTACAAAAAGAAAAGGCTCGCCTTCTTTGCGAGCCAAATAACATTCTGAATACTCCTGCATTTCCTCAAGGGCATTCATGATATTCTCATAGCCAAGAAGTTTTAACTCTCGCTTATTTTCTTGGCTGAGATATTTTTCAATTTCTGGCAGATGGTCTTTCCTAAGTGGCGTTAAGTAATACTTACCCCTTGTTAATACCTTAACGTCCACCATGCATTCCTTGATAAATCTTTGAAACTTGATCTCTTAGGATTCTACCCTCTGCACTGTCAGTCCAGTATTCAGGCCGAGACATTAGCTCATCAGCATCAGATTGCCCCTGCACTGCCGCTGGCTGTGTGTCCTGCGCAAAGTTGCCATCCTTCATTGCTTCTTGAATTGCCTCAAGTGCAATGATTCCTTCGTGGGATTCACACATGCGTTCAATTGCTGGAAGTGATTCTTGTGGAAAAAACTTGTTTGCAAAGGCAGATGCTGCATCAATTCGTGCTTCTGCATTATCCCCCAGTTTTGCTTGCTCTGCTTCTAAATTAGGTTGACTTGCTCCAATTGCCTGAGAATACATCTCAATGCCTTTCTGGAACTCATCCTGACTGTATCCGTTTTCAAAAGAGTGTTCTGACCACCATTGCAATAGCTCACTATTTACAGCTTCGCCCTCATCAACAAATTCTGGCAGCTGATAATCACCAGCAGATTCTGGTCGATCCGCAAACGCTTCACTTTGTATTTCTTCGATTAGCTTATTGCGAATGTCTTCTTCTTTTGTTCCGAGCTTTGATTGCAGCTCGCTGTAAGACTTCGCTAAATCTTCTGGATTGTTAAACTTTTCAGGCAACCACTCTGGTCGCGCTGGAGCCTCTGCTTGATTTAAGTCTGCTTCAGTTACAAAATCACGACCATCTTCTGCCGCTACTTCTACTGCATTCTCATCACTCATTTCTTACTCCTATGTGCATGTGCAATGCGTTGCTCAAGAAGGCCAACGATGTATCGCTGACCCTCGATATGACGCAACTCTTCCGTAGTCACATTAGGCCCATTTACCATTTCAATAGTAATGGAACGCAAATAACGTAGAACTTCTTTACCAGTTGGCGCACTGAATACTTCTGCGACATTCTGACTAATCTGTTTATCTTTGTCAGTTTCTCGCTGGATTCCGTCTAATCCAATATTAACCTTGTTGACCACTCGGTATCATTCCCTGTTGCTGCGCCATTTGCTGCGCTAATGCAGCTATTTGTTTACGCTGTTCTTCGTCACGAATCAAGCTCTCTGGTACACCAAACTTTTTCGCAAGGTGAACAGCGGTCTGTTCGCTATCGATAAGAACCTGCAACATCTCAGGGCCAAACACCCCACCAACCAATTCAAGGAAGCGAGCTACACTGGAAATATCTTGGTTTGCTTGTGCTTGAGCTAGGGGAGATACAGAGCGAACTTTGATCTCTCGCCCATTAACAGTTGGCACATCAATGCGCCCCTGTTTCTTCAATATATATATTACGCGCTGAAGAACAGGTTGGATCAATTCTGCTTGCAATCTTCCGAATGCAGAACCCATGCGGCGTGATAAGTCAGCCATACGCTCTGCAACTTCTGTTGCTGTAGCTGGCGTTTTATCAGGATCACCAAGCATATCATTGAACAATGCACGTTTAATATTCAAACGCTGATCGCCTAGAACAAGTTGCGCAACATCGAACCGACCCGCAGCATTGATAGGCTGCAATCCAGCACTGCCCATTGCTTTCGGAATGATTGAGCCTGGGACAAGATTGATTGTATCGGGGTTAATTACACCATCATCTTCCATTTGATAGATACCAGAGATAGCCATTTGTGCGTTCTCAAGGATCATCTCAATAGTGAGGTTGGTTGTTTTGATGGCAGATAGGGCAGAGATAAGAGGCCCACGACCATAAATTTCACCAGCACACTTAGACCAGCGGAAGCAAACAAAGGGATTCGACCCCACACCTGTTAGCTCTTTTGAGTGTAGCAGCGTGTTTGTTGTCATGCAGATGGCATAGTGATAGTAAGATTCTTGGTTTTTCTTAGAGTAATCTCGACAAACAACTTCAAGAACTGTTGTCTTACGATCCTGCCCCATTTGAGCTTGAACCTTCTGATCGAACTGCCCTTTAGGATACATAATAGGCAAATGATCAAACTCTACGTTCTTTCGCTCACGATAAACGTGGTCAATTCTATCGTCGGGGCCAGTGTCGAGTACGACATGGGGGAGCGGGATTGCTGAGAATATTACTGGGTTAAGTGCGTCTCCCTCTTCGACACACAAGACACCAGTCCCGACAGCCAAGTCCATGAAAGATTCATGCACCTCTTGGCTAAAGTTTGAGTTCTGAAGTACCTCGAATACATACTCAGTTACTTCATCTAACTCATTATCAATCTTTTCTCGCTGATCTGGGGGAACTTCGCTACCAGAAACAAAGTCTGCCCATCGAGTAAAGTTAGGAACCAGTCCTGATTGCAGTCTGCTTGCAAACTCTTGCACACCCACAACGGCAGTTTCGTCAAAGATTTTCTCATCCCGACGCTGACCAGCTTCCTCAAAATAAAACGACTCGCGTTGAGGAAGCGAATACTCATAACATTCCTCAAACAACGGAACCCAGTTTTCTCGGAAAGCCTTAGCCTTCTGGTACTTCTGGATGTACTTCTTAGCAATCATTAGCGATCAAACCTACCTAAGAATCCAGAACCGCCAGAGCGGAACAATGAACGACGACCAGCACCACCGCGCATACCTTTACGCTGAGTTCGACCTTCTAATGCTTCAGAAATATCCTCACGCTTTTTCTCAGCCTTCTTCTCGGCCTCTTCACGACGAGCAATGTCTGACTCGACGCGCTGTTCTGCAGCTTGCCTGTTAGCTTGCTCTTGCTGGGCGCCACCGCCACCACCACCGAAACACATAGTCTATCTCCTTTTTTCCATTCGTATGCATAGAAGAAAGATTAATTCAATGCACAAAACTAAATTCGCGACCAAAGGCTAGGCTTTCTGCGCTGATTAGGATTCTTTCTAAA